CCGATCCTAATTTTTTATGAAAGGGATGCCCAGCTTTGGTTGGCTTCTTTGGAATATTCACGAGATATGGCAAGGCTCCATCACCGAGATAGAAAAATTCTTCACCCTTTTGTGTCATAAACTCCAAACAAGTCGCACCATTAAACTCAACCAAACCGAGATATACAATCCAGGTCCCGTTGGCAACACGAGTGATTGTTTTCTTCGCCCCAGGTTTTGGGAAGCATGGAATAAATTCGAATCCCTCGTTACAGTCTACAAGCAATTCCTGCCCTCGGGTCAAAGGCTCGTCTGGACTTTTAACAAACTTCGAAGGTGTGGGCAATCCCCACGGGTTCTTTACGAGTCTCGGGTTTTTGATTTTGTTGGCCACCTAATAAGCATACCCCGAATTTTAGCAAATGTAAACCGATTATGGAATATTACACTCAACCTCTTCCAGGTAAAATTCAACGGTCATGGGAAAATTTTGATTTGGCCAGTAAATCGATAACAATTTATTACTACAATTTTGTCTTCACAAAGACATTTGATAAGACCCTCCCAACCTTCCGTTCCTAAATAAAGTTCTTTTCTTTCTAAAATTAAAAGAAAAGAATTTTCCTCAAGATATACGGGGGCACATTGCCAATTGTCGCTCGAGTCTCCGTCCCAACAGGAACCAATACAAGCTCGGTATGAGGCCTCGAACAATAGAATTTTGCCTGGCGTGGCCCTTTCCCACCAAATTGGTAATCCAGGCTTTTTATTGTTGATTTCCACTTTGGTTCCCGTTTGGGAAAATAAGTTTTACTAACCCATTATTATAAATATATCCATTGCCATAACACGTTACAGACAATACTTTATCCTCATAAAGAACCTTTATTTGAGGTTCTGTGAGTAAATCATCGTGTCCAATTGTTATTGCTTTTTCTATCACTAGGAGATGCGAATTAGATTGAATAACAAAATGGTTACATACTTCGGGAGAATCCTTGTAATCATCGTGCCAACATCTCCCATCGCAAGCTTGGGTCACCGATTTAACAATCATTATGACACCAGGCCGAACGTCATCCCACCAGGACGGTAATGGTGTAAGAATTTCCCTGAGTTTAACAGCATCTTTTTTGGCTCTAATAAAATCTTTTCTGTCCATTGCGAATCAAATGTAGTTAAAATCAAATGTGTTTTTTGACATTATTTTCAACGACTTCGCCGTCGATGGTGTTGAAGTCGCACAATTTTACCCAGAAATCTCCCAAGGACTTTTTACGATTACCAGATTTGGTCTTACCGGCAAAAACCAAAAACGGATGTGTGGTTTCTCTCACGGAAAGAGTAACCGAATCAAATTCGCCGCCCTGACCACTCCGTATATAAACACGCTTTACTCTTAAAATGGTGTCGGCCGGAAGAATGAAACGTGCCGCATGGTCAGCATTATTTCCGTCATACACCTGGACACTACGTCGTTCATATTTCGCAGTCTGCGTTTCTACATTCCCACACGCCCAACTGGAATAGGGCTCGACCTTGTCCCATACGAGATGCTCAATGTTCGAGCCAAAAGCATTAAACAGTGATTCATTTCTGCTCTCAACATACAGCAAAAATTGCCACGGTTCCAAGAGTTTGAAAGTCGTACCGACGGAAGGAATAAAAAATTTCATATCACTGTCCCCTAATTGTTGTTTTAAAATTAAAATTAAACCATTCTTGAACTTGCGAAATGAAAAGTCCTGGTGACCATAAAATTCGTTTTCCAACAAGAAAATTCAAATATGTTAAATTAATTTCTTCGTAACTTGCCTTTACTTGCACTTTCTCGCAGACAAACCCAAGATATAAAATTGGAGTCTCTGGACCAATATGCACGTCAATAAAACTCCATTTGGTTAGTCTGGTTTTATTTAAACCAACTATTTTTCTTGTAAAAAACAGTTCTCCTGTTTTAAACAAATCTACCATAATTTATTTTAGTCGCAAAAATTGAAATTTATTTTTAATTTTCGTATGAAAGAAAACTCCGGAAGATGGGGCCTTAACAAGCTCCTTGTAAAGTTCCTCCGGAACTTCAATATACTCGTAAGTTCCACCATTTTTAAACCGAATTGTAAGAGTGCTCATAAACGGGTCGTAAATGGCTTCTTTTATTAAGCTCGATTCCAGAGAAGATGATATTTCAGGTTTTAGATTCATTGCTTATAATCTTTATATTAAAAAGGGACCAAGCTTCTGGGCTTTGAATGCTGATGTCGGTGAATAAAATTAATTCACCAAATAAAAATTTATGAAAAAAATTAGAATTGGTAAGTCTTATTAATCCTTCAACTTTTTCATAACCAAGATAAAGTAAAATGTCTTGCGGGGTCGTTAAATGATAAGCGCCCATTCCTGCCGGACCATAAACCTTATATCGTCCTGGTTCAATAAGAGGATTCGACCTATACAGAAAAAATTTACCAACAGGCGATACCAATTTCCCCAATGGAGATGTAGGTAAGGTTTCCTCGGTTTTCTTGTTTTCGAAGGTCATTTGGTTTCTGTCTCTTCAAAATCCACCTTTTTAAAAAAGGTCCAGAAATATTTTTCCTGGGGAAGATACCTTAAATCTCCAAGCCAAACAGCAATGTTTCGACGTTCAAATAAAAATTCCCATCCATAAAGCAGAGAAGAGTCTTCCTTGTGAGCAATTTCTCCTAAAAACATAACAAGGTCGTTTTCTCGCATGTCTTTCTGTATGGTCGTATTACGTTTCCAACCACCCCAACTACCTTCGTTATTTTCATTTGATTTGTAAAATGTTGGAATTACCTTTTTGGCCAACAAAAGAGTTCCTGGTTCTGGGATTTCAAAAAAAGACATTTTGCTCTCCAAATCCAAATCTATAAACCAATTACAAATATATCCCAATGGCAAATGACATTATAATATATTTGATTTCACCAATTAACACAACATATTGTTCTTTATCTTGATGCCAGCTGCCAATGATAATACCTGTGCTATTTTGGTCGAGATGACAATATGTTAGCGGTCGGTTAAAAAACCACGCATACGGCGCCCGAGTTCTATCCGTTACGTAACAAAGCTTACCAGAATATTCATTAGGAATGATTTCCATGTTCATTTCCATTTGGCATATTCCCACTCTTCAAGTTCAGACAAATTCCACCAATGAACATAATAAATTTGGTCTTCAAATAAAATTTTAGCGAATGCAGACTGTAAACAGTCATTTAAATGTGTTGGGTCTTTGTCAGTTATTTCCGGAAACGTTAAATCTGGAAAAAATAAAACCAGAACATATGTCCCAACGTAAAGATAAGATTTGTCGTAGACAATATCAAATTTTTCTGACTCCGTTGAAAACTTTGCTTCAAAATCTACAATATTCGTTTTCCACGCTGGAACATTCACGAACGAATTGCCAGACACAATTTTGTAAAGTTTGCCTTGAGCTGTCATGTCTTTTTTACACCAAGGTTGTTATAAACATCAAAAAAATTGTGAATATTTATCCACGAGTAGGAAAAAAATTCTTTGTCTGTATCCAGAGTATCTAACCCAAGGCCAATTATCTTGCCATTGTGTAATACCTTCCAACCAAAGCGTTGTTTACCCCAAGAAGGAGATTCGATGATTTCATCCAGATACATAACAATCGCACCCTTTCCAAGATAAGGCATAGACTTTAATGCAGCACAATTTTCATGCCAATGCCAACCAAATGTCAAATCCTCTCGTTCCGTTGGATAGCATTCCAACCAAGCAAGCATATTCTTTTTGGCAATTAATAAGGTTCCGGGCAATATTTCTTTTGAGTTTTTTTCTTTATTTTTGCCACTCATTTGTAAGCCTGTCATAAACATCAAAATAATATGAGCAAAATATGTCGTCGTTCTTCTGGTTATCAATACCCACGCCAACAATTTTTTCACTATGTAATACCTTCCAACCAAAATATTTTTTGGTAGAAAAATCACCAATGGTAGAAAATTCGCCCATGTACATAACTGGCGTTCTTTCTTCTATGAAGGGGCAATCCCCAACGCAACCAGGATACCACCGTTCTGAACCGTCAGGAATATTTAAAAACGTATATAATCTAACCTTAGCAATTAACAAGGCGCCGACAGATGGAAGAGCGGGGTAGGAAATATTCTTCATGTTGGGTCTTGTTTGGAGTCGCACGGAATTTCCAAGGGGGTGGGCCTCCCCATTACAAGCTGAACAAGAGACAGTTTCGACTTTATGATTATATCCCATAAACACCTTAAAGAAAAGAAGCCGGAGGATAATGCTATTATCCTCCGTCGGAGGATAATGCTATTATCCTCCGGCTTCGGGGAAAGGGTAAGAAAGAACCTACCGACGACCACGCTTACGAGGAGCCGGGACGCTGCTCGGCGAGCCAGCATTTTCCTCTTCGGTCGAGCCGGCATCAGGATCCGGAGGGACCAATCCTTCGATGCTCTGACCCGAGGCACGAGCCACCATCAACTTTTCGATGTAGGGGTGAACCGCAAAAAGGTTCTGCGTGTTTTTCTGGAGAAGGGCCCAGGCTGCCATACACGGCTCCGGAGGGCAATCGTGCATGAATGCGGCGAAGTTCTGTGCCTGAACGTTCGTGAGAACGTTCTTTTCTGCCTTCAACCAGTCGCCCAGCTTGGCCACGGCCTCGATATACTGCTCATTCGAGATTCGTCCCATTCCCTTGGCCAGCTTGCGCTTGGACTTCTTCCAAGAGGCAAGAATGTCCGTAGCCTTGATTTCACGGTCACGTTCCTCGACGAACTTGTTGAACTTCGCACCCCATTCCGGGCCAAGGAAACCACCAGCCAACAGATACAACAGGTTGTTTTCGTTCGGCTTGTCGGAGTCGAGAACCCCGAGGCGCTGTAGCTCCTGATCGAGCTTGTACCAGCTACGACGGTCAGTGTACTTTTTGTCCGCCTCGAAGGTGCTCTTGTGTTCAAGAGCCTTCGGGTTAGCTCGAATGAATTCGATCGTGGCAGGATGACACTTGTTTTCTGCCCATTTCAGCCACTCGGCATCGTCGGGCTCAAGCTCGAAGGTCACCCAACGAGAAACCTCAGCCGGATCGCTCTGTTCGACCTGATAGTTTTCGCCGATGTTTTCGGCAACGATGATTCGGGTCTCGTCATGGAGCTTCATGCCGTAAAAGACCTTCGAGTCTGCCAACTGGAACACAGCCTGCTTGACACCTTGGAGAGCACGGTTGCGTTCGTCCAAGAAAAGCTGGACCGGGAACTGGCATGCCTGAATGAGCCAGTCACACGGACGAAACGCCGTCGAGCGCCACTCATGCTTACCGTCGGAAATGGAGTTCATTTCCGGAAGGCCGATGATGTCGCCTTCGGTCATCTGAGATAGACGACGTTCGACGACGGGAATTCCCATCTCGTACTTCCACTCAGAGACCCACTTCTTATTACCCTTTTCATCAAGGGTTCGGATTTCTCCGCCAAGAGCCTTAACCATTCGGGCGCAATTGGTCGGATCCTTATAGAAATCCGATCGCATCCTGGTTGCTGCCTGATAAACCGCTTCGGACTTACCAACAGCGTGACGTCCACGAACACAAATGGTAATATCGGGGCTCACTGACGACAGAACAGTCTGTAGTCCGTCCATACCAACAATCTGACAAAGTACACTCATGTTTTTCCTTACCTTTCGACCTGGTTACTTTCCCTAAGTTTTTGATTTCTAAGTCTTGGTGAAGAGTATCACCCGAAAAATAGATTTTGAACCTTTACGGTTCTTTCGTCGTTAACCATTACGCTCGGCTCGTGTTTTCCTTAAATTTGCGCAGTTTGGAGAATTCGCACAATTTGGACTCACGCAATTTAACAGGGCCGCCTCTAACTCGGTTGGTCTCTTAGAGAGACACGAATCCTTTTCGTTGCCACAAAATTTACATTCAACTGCCCTCGGAGGCGGAGCTGGAATCGTTGGAGTAGTGTCCGCTGGAGTCGTTTTGGTCATGTGGAAGACTCTATCATACCCGAGCCCTCGTGTGAACCTATTATGGGGTATAGGTTTCTCAGTTTTGTGACCGTTCTTTTTAAGAAGGCCGAAAATCGCAAAAACGAGTTCACTTCGATGGTTACTTGGTGTATACTATTCACACGGTGTATGAAACGGATTTATTGGGCTTTTCCACGCTTGGTAACCAAAAAAGCCCCTAGTTATAGATAACAAGGTCCGAACGACCAAAGGGAGAATGAATAAATGTCGACAAAGACTACCGCACACGAAGGCCTTCCTGGGCAGACGTTAAAAGATCAGGGCGACGAAGGTGTGCCCAGCACCAAGGGCATGTCGAAAGAAAAGCTCGACAGTATCAAGAATAAGGTCCGTGAACAGATCATTAAGCGTCGTATGGAAGAAGACGGAATGACCCGTGAAGAAGCCGAACGTGTGGCTGACGGGGCTATCCAAGAGCTTGCCAAGAAAGCAGAGGAAGAGCGTAATTCTTCGGCCCGAGAATTCGACCACGATTTCTTGAAGGTTTACATGAACGATCCGTTTATCGGATCGGTTTCGTCCGAAGTGACCAAATATGCCGACTATGACATGCCCACTGCTTATGTCGGCGTGCGTCCGAACGGCCGGCGTTTCGAGGTGGTCATGGGTTTCAACCCTAACTTTTTCCGTGCTCTTGGTCCGGCCCAACGTCAGGGCGTTATCAAGCACGAGATGTACCACTTGATTTTCCAGCACATTTTCGAACGTGCTCCTGGTGACAAAGATTACCAGGTTCTATGGAATTGGGCAACCGATCTTGCCATCAACTCCATCATTGGGGAAAAGAACCTTCCCGATGCCTGCCTGATTCCTGGCAAAGCTCCGATCGATCCTGCCACTGGCAAGGAAATTGACGGACCGTACGCCGAGTTTATCAAGAATGCCCCGAAATTGGAGTCGTCCGACTTTTATTTCGAAAAACTCCGTGAAATCGAAGAACAGCAACGGAAAGGCGGAAACAACAATTCTGTCACTGTCGCTATCGGCAAGGGCATGAATTCGATCGACGATCACGGTAAGTGGGGCGAGCTGCCTGCGGAAGTTCGGGAGCAAATCCGTGATAAAGTCCGTGATATGCTTGAAAAGGCTGTTCGTCGAGCAGACCGTACGAACGATTGGGGTTCGGTTCCTGCCGAAATCGCAGAAATCATCCGGAAGATTCTCTCTCGGGAAATCGACTGGCGGGCTATTCTTCGTCAGTTTATTGGTCGGTGTCGTTCGATGGAGCGTCTCAGCACCATTAAGCGTATCAACAAAAAGGCGCCTTATATGTTCCCAGGACATAAGCGGAAGTATAAGGCAAAGTTCGCTTGCTTCATCGATCAGTCGGGCTCCATGAGCGATGACGACATTTCGATGCTTTTCTCTGAACTTGAGTCGTTCGCTGGACAAACGGACTTGGATGTTTTCCATTTTGATACGGAAGTGGACGAACGAAGTCATACGGTTTGGAAGAAGGGTAGGCCGTTCCCTCCGGCGCATCGTACTCGTTGTGGTGGCACAGATTTCGATTGCGTTCGCAATTTCCTGAACCGTCCCGAGAACAAGGGTCGTTGGTCTGGTGCGGTAATGCTCACAGACGGATATGCTCCTACGATGGGCCAGGTTCTTGGAACCAAGATTATCTGGGTCATCACCGAACATGGCACCATGGAAGCGGTCAGACCGAACGATTTGGCAGTGCAGATGAAAAAGCAGAAGCAGTTCCGTCGTTATTAGACAGAACGTAACCTTCGATTCATACTGTTAGTATGAAGAAAGATTTTAAAGGCAAGTCATCCGAAGGTGGGATTTACCAAATTGTTAATTTGGTCAACAATAAAATTTATATTGGTTCTTGTAAATGTTTTAAAGTTAGATGTTTCCAACATTTCTCAGCATTGAGAAATAACAGACATAACAATAAACATTTACAAATGTCTTATAACAAACATGGGGATGAGCAGTTTTTATTCGAAGTTCTTGAAGTAGTAAATGGTAACAAATTAACAAGAACTCAAAAAGAACAGAAGTATATTGATAGATTTCTTGACAATTGGAACCACACTTTTAATCTAAAAGAAAAAACCCTTTACAAAGAAGGTCCTTGGTCCTCAAACCCAGAGGAAACCAAAAGGAAAATTAGGGAAGCAAACAAAGGACGCAAGCATACAGAAGCAACCAAAAACCGATTAAGTGTCGCCCATACGGGGAAAAAACTTTCCAAGGAAACAAAAGAAAAACTTTCCAAAATTTTAAAAGGCAGATCTAAGCCGTCGGATTTTGGAGAAAAAATAAGCAAAGCTTTAACAGGAAGAATACAAGATTCGGAAGAACGTAGAAGAATTTACGGCCGCATCAAATCAAAAGAAGAGCGAATAAAAATTTCTAAGGGCCAACAAGGCAATACAAATGGAGCCAAAGAAAGAAATTATGAGCCAAGATTGGCCATGGCCAAGAATCAATTTCTTATTGGAAACATTCCGGATAAACTAATATTTGAAGAAGATGAGCGCCAATTTCTCATAATTGAAGCAAAAAAAGTCTATAACCAATGGCCACGTTTTTTGAAAAACAATCCAGAGAAAACTGCTATTAGAACAGAACAAAGACGACGATATAAGCAATGGCTTAAGATCGGAAGAGCGTCGTGTAGGGAAAGAGTG